CTCTAGGGCCATGATGACTCCTACTATAGGCACCCTTATGGGGCTGATCTTGGTTAAGATATGGTCAAAAACTTTAAGCAAGTACGTGGTCCTGCATTTACAGCAAGGAGACGACAACTTAACAATCCTTCACGATCCGAATAAAGAGCTAACATTCGAGATGTTAGTCCAGGTCACTAGGAAGGAGATGGGCATTATCATTGAAAATGATAAGCGAAAGAACGCCTTCACAGCTTCAGGGGACTTCAACAAAGACACCTTCGTGCCGTTCATCGCTCGATTGATATGCTTTCACTCGGAGAATGAGCTAGCTTACCAACTTGTCCTTCCTCCATACAGGTCTTTCAACTCAATCTTCTGTCCTGAGGATGAAGATGAGAACGTAAGCTTAGCGCTGTTAGCTGGGATAAATCCCCGCGTGGACTACATCGCGCTGAGCGACAAGGACACCAAGAAGATGGAGGAGAAAATTGAGAAAGATGGCTTTATCAAATCTTCCCTGTCAGTAGGAGGGAGAATAGTCGACCCAACGGTTGCTCTAGAAAACAGAATTCTCGCAAGCTTACAAAATCTCGCGGGAGTACCAGATCTAAAGACAATCTTAGGGAAAATACTTCCCCACACTCCATTTGGTTTAAGTCACGTTGTTGCATTAAGTGATCTCAAGGCACTCCAAAAAGGTGTACATGCGCACTTTGACTATGAAGCCGAAGATGATACCGTGGTGATCCAGATAATCAAGGAATGGAATTCGAAGTACTATGGTAAGTACTTTCCATCTGAATATAAGGTGTATACCACTAACCAGCTTAACAGGATGGTCAAAGCTGCCGGGCTAGAGCAGGAAAGCGAGGTAGAGGACCTATTCTCCGATGAGGAGAAGGAAGTCATCCCTGCTAAGGACTTAGCCCGGATTCGTAGACAAGAGAATGAGGGGGACGCCTAGACGATAGTTTAAATTATACTATTCACAACCTCTTCTAGCCTATACACGTAGGAGCCGCCTAGCGCTAGCTCTGTATAGGCTATCTCCTTCAATGTGTTTGACCTTACAGCCTTAGGAGAAATCAACCTTGTGTCTTTAGCTCTTGGAAGCAAGTAGCTAGACCAGAAGTGGTGTTCCACCTGGTTTGCCGCTAGGCAAGCCATTAGTTCCCACTGGATAGCGTTAGCTAGTTCCCCAAGAACTAAGCTTCTGGCCACAAAGACCTAGCGGATCGTTTCTGGGGTTATCTCAGATAGTTCACGACGCGGTATCGAGAGACTTAGGTCTACTAGATACTCGTTTAGTGGCTCCATCATCTCGGTCATTTCATCTTCAGAGACGTTAGTCCTTGTGTTGATGAAAATTTGGCCGAATGAAAAAGTTTTCAAGGGTGAACTCATCTTTGCCGATGACCTTGAACTTAAAAGGGCTGTTTCGTCAATCGGTAATCGTGATATGCTATTAAGCACTCATCATCTTCACCGAAAAGCTCATCGAAGTCGAATTCTTTCATAACAAACCTAGGTAGACAGCAGGTAAATGTCGCTTTGGTTCTTGCCTGACAACAAGACTACTTTGAAGACTGGGCGATTTGTCCAGGTTGGATCTGCTTGTTGACGGCTTTAACGATTGGGCCTAAACGAACGGTAGCGTTGTTAACCCTCGCTATTGCATCACGAACTGATCGGGTAGCTCCCACTTTGAATTCAATTGCGCTTAAAGCGTT